TGGACATTGTATCAAGTATTTCTTTAAGTTCTGTTATAAGACCTTCCTTTTCAGTCTGAGCGGCTGATATAAGGTCTGATCCGTTTAATGTCACTTCTGAATTTGGAATTGGTATTGAAGAATATTTACCACGTACATATCCTAACATTTCTTTTGCTAATGCTAATGCATATCTTCTAATCCATTGTTTACCAACTGCATTTATTCTATTATAAACTATATCTTCATATGGAATATTAGAATAATCTGAAATTCTTCCATTAGGTGTTTTTAATGGATCAAATCTATCATCTTTTAAAATATAATGAAAATAAACTTTTGTATAATTTGAGCCATTTGGAATTGGAAAAAATCGTATTCTATTGTTATGAATTTCAAATGAATATGCTGACTTTCTTATCTGATCATTAAATTCAATTGCTTGCATTCTTAACATGTCAGCATATATAGGCATCATCATAAATGATACTCCTGGAGAAAAGTTTCCGAATCCAAATGTTTCAAGTAATTGTTGTGAACCTAAACCAGTACCTACAAATGGATCAAAGTATTTTACTATCGCAGGAGGCGGATCATGATATAATCTTTTTATTTCAATTGCATCTGTACCCGGTGTTCCTGATTCTAATGTTACAATTGAAGAATCTGTTAAATCATATACCTGTACATTTTCTGTTATTGTAATTGAACCAGTAAAGTATGTTACATTTCCTCCACTCCCTCCTTCTGTTCCATATTCTTCTGCTAATCCTACTAAACCTCCAAAACCTGGAGATACCTTTTTTTGAGTTAAATCTGATCCTGTTTCTGCACCATATAAGTTAATTAAATTATCTCTTATATTATATGTATTTAATTGTGCACCATATTCAGTTACTGATTCTTCAAAACATGCAAAAAAATTAACATCTTGTAATTCAATATCAGTTAAAGGATAACCTAATCTTTTTGCACACCAATCTGCAGTATTAACTGATGCAGAAACATATACATTATCCGAATCATATAATCCAAACGGTGTATTACCGTCAACTCTTGCAAATGATGATGACCCAGGCCAAATAGGAATATTTTTTGCCATACTAGTACCCTTTTATAATAAATATAAAAATATTAAGAAAGGATGTAGATTGATTTATATTCTTTCTACTTTACATCCAATTTTATTCATTGATGATATAAAATGTTCGGCATCATAAAAAAATGCTGAATAAATAGTTCCTGAATTAACTTCTTTAATTAATTTATCAATATCAATAGGTTGTTTAATTCCATTGAAATATGCTAAATGAGAATTAATTAATTTATATGCCTTTTTTGGATTTTTTATCTTTGTAATTTTAAGACGAACGCGATCATAATTAATTATACGCTTTTTTGGTATTTTTCCTAATAATCGTTTCTTAAGATAATTAAATAGATTCATAATTTTATTAACCCCGAATTTAATTTTACTTTACCTAAATTTAATTTTATTGTACCAGCTGTTGGATCTGCTACATTATATTTAACTCTTACAAAAAAGTGATCAATTTGTGCATCACCAACAGCTCCTGCTTCTGTTATATATGTAAGTTTTATTCTAAGCGTATTTATATCATTTTCTGTAAATGCTGCACTAGTTAATGCATTTGATGTATGTGTTGTTAACTCTGTTGTTTGATCTGATGTTTGAGTAAACGATGTAAATTGTGTGTTTATTTGAGTATTTGAACCATTTAACATTTCTGCCTGAATTACGGCAGTTGCAGCAGCTCCTG